ACCGTGCCGCTGGTGTCGCCTGAAATAACTACTGATGACATATATTTCCTTTACAAAACAACCCAGCGAGCGCCGGTGGGGACTGTGACTGCAACGCCGCTGGCTAGCGTAATTGGGCCGGTGGACATTGCGTTAAAGCCTGTCGTGAGAGTGTAGCTTGTCGTGACGGTCTGGCCGTTTTCCACAAACACTTGGTCAGCGCCGCCGCCAGTAGCGCCGCCGCCCAAGGCACCCCAAGCTGTTGCGCCGTAGCCTTCAAACTTGCCGGTGGTGGAGTTGTAGCGCACCATGCCGGTGACGGCGGTGGGGCGCTGGCCGGTGGTGCCCACGCTCAGTTTGGCTGCGCCCGTGTTGTTTAAGGTCAGTTGACCAGCAACCGTCAAGGTGTTGCCCAAGGTCACCGCGCCCGTCACGCCCAAGGTAGTGGCAAAGGTCACGGCACCTGTGGCCGACAGTGTGGTGAACGCGCCGGTGTTGGGTGTGGTATTGCCAATCGGTGGGGGTGAGGCAAGGCCAAGCACGTCCAACGGAATGGAAATGTTGTCTACGGTGTAGAGCAGCACGTCCGCAGCGGTCTTGACCACAAACTTGTAGCTGGTGGTGTTGATCAACCAAATATTGGCTTGGCCATACGAGTCCAAGATGATCGGATTGGTGTTGGCCGTGGTCGCAGTCGAGTCGGTGTAGGTAGCGATAGGCGTTGAAGTACCGCCCGCGTAGGTGTAGATTTTGCCGCCGACAAGAGGCAAGCCATCAGTTCCGAAAATCTGCTGTTTGGGTGAGGGGGTTAAGCCAGCCATGTGTTTACCTCAAGTTGTTTTGGTTATCGCCACCCAGCAATTTATTGCGGATGGCCTCACGGGTTTTCGGGCCTTGGCCACCAGCAGACGTCGGGCGAGCATTCCGCAGATTATCTTCCAGCGTGGTGAGCAAGTCGAGCATCTGGTCGCGCTTGACGTTAGCATCAAATTTGGTTTGCTCGTTGGCCGCACGTTTGGCAATCTCGTCAAACATCAATGCCTTTTGACGGGCCTTGGCGTAGGCTTCTGCAACCCACTCACGATCCATCATTTTTTGGGCGATGGCTTTGTCTGTGAGCGCTTTGAACCCTGGCGCCTGATCAATCAAATTCAAATTCGCTTTGGTTTTGTCCCAAGCAATCTTTTCAGTTGCTGTCAGATCAAACGCCTTAGATACGCCGCGCTCAAAAGTAGTTTCACCTTCTTTAGGTGTGATTCGGTAATAGGGCTTTGCGCCACTCTTAGGCGTAACCAGCGTGGTCTTATAACTTGTGCTGGGTTGCTCAATTACGCGGCCCGACAACTTTTGCACCGCGTCGTCCAACGATGTAGGCGCGCCGATGATATTTACTTGACGCGCTGCCGGTGTTTCTGGCACCAAATTGCCAGCAGCGTCAAACATTAGATTTTCGCCGCCAAGTCGTCCACGAACAGGCTTGCGGGCAGCGGCTTCAGCAGCGGCTTGCTGCGCCTCAGCTTGCTGGCCCAAAGTGCGAGACATATTCCCACGTCGGACATCTTCAGCACGTAAAGCGTTGATGGTGCCTTCTGCGCTAGGTGCAGCCAATTGAGGTGGCGTGGGTTGTACGCTTGTTCTGACTTCAGGCCCTGGGCGGGTCATTATGAAGTTAGGACGGCTGAACGCTTGCGCGGCGGTGATTGGTGAGCCGTCTTGGGTGTAGCCCACAATCTCATTTGGTTGCACCAGTGCATTACTTTGGTCATAAGGCACAACAGCGCGGTTTTGCGGAATAGGCGCAGCGGCTGCGGCAAGTTGGTTGGTAGGAATGCGGAAGTCTTGCAGTTTTAAACCGGCTTGATATTTAGGCGACGCCATGCGGTTCGCGGCAGCAGCGCCGCCTAACTCACCCAAACCTCCACCCAGCAAACCGCCCACAATTGATCCGGTTAAACCAAATTGTGAGCCAACCAAAGCGCCGCCGCCGCCTGCCAAGCCAGAACGGCTAAGGCGAGGCAGGTCATAAAACTTAGATGCGGCGGTGGTTGTGAACACATCAGGAAAGTTACCCGCAATCTTGCCAAGGGATGCAATGTCGCCGGTCAGCGCGCTATCTTTAGCTGTCATGCGAGCCAACTTAGACACGTCTACCATGCCGGTGTTGAAGTCAGTTGCGCCTTCATACGCATACGTGCGGGCCATCTTTTGACGCGCATCTCGGTATTCGCCTAGTAATTTTGGATTGAAAATGCTATTGTCAATCATTGACTCTAGCTCGGTTGCAATTTTTAAATTAGTGTCAGCGATATCTAACGCTTCAGTAGTTGCAGACTTATTGTTGTACGTTTTGCGCGCGCGTTCCCGCAAAACACTAATGTTTTTTAGCAATGCCTCGCCGGTTAAACCAGTTTGTGTTTTAGCGATTGCGTCGTCAACAATTTTGCTAATTGCAGGCGCGTATTCTTTAGCGCCAATGACGTTTAAATCCGTACGAATATCTTCTAGCCGCTGAATCATTGCGTCATCAGCTTGTTGAATAGGCAACTTTTTAACTTGTTCGTAAGGGTCAGCTAATTGTGCGCGGGCTTTGCTAAACGCGGCGCGACCATTAAGTTGCGTGGTTGCGTCAAGGCCCATTTCGTTTTTTGCAATTTCAGTAACGCGGGGCTTGTTGGCCAACGCCAAGGCTTCAGGGCCACGAGGGCCAGCGGCAGCAGACAAAAACCGTGTTGAAACTGAAGGATCAATGTCCGCAGGGTTAAGCGCAATTTTCAAGCGTTGAGCTTCTGCCGCAGCATCAATTTGCGGGCCTTTGGCGTAGGATTCGGCTGACCGACGCTCGCGTTTGGCTTGACGTGCGGGTTCAAACGGCAATTGAACGCCAGTTTTGATTTGTTGAACGACCGGCGCAACCGCTTGCTTAACTGCTTTAGCTACTGGCGGCACCACTTTTGGCGCGGCCAGCGTTGCGGTAGCAAGGTAACTTTCAACGTCTGCTTGTGGCAAGCCGGTGTTTTCAGAAATCCACTTGGCACCTTTTTGAAAGTTTTGGCCAATAAAGTCCATGACCTGACGGCCAGCTTCTTGCTGGTACTCAGGCGTGTCGGTTACACCAAAGGCTTTGCCAAACGGTTTGTCAACAGCGCCCACAAGGTTTTGCGTGATGGCTTGCGCTTCGTCTGGCGACCGACCCACACGCGCAAACGGGTATGCAAGGTATTGCACAGCACCAGGAATGACGTTGCCTACAGTCACGTCAGCCAAAGACGCGGCAGACCGGCCAAACTGCGTCAACGCGCTTGGCGACTTACGTTGGCCAGGCATTCCGGTTGATGCAGTCATATCTGCCCCGCCGTATTTTTTGGCCAGCGCATCGTAGTCAATAACGGGCGCAGCATCCGCGCCGCCGTATTGTTTGGCAAGTGCGTCGTAATCCATTATTTAATCCCTGCGGCTTTTTTAAACTGATTGGCCGCTTCCGCGTTGGGAAAGGTCTTAATACGTCCATCAGGCAGCGTGACTGAATTACCCGCAGGCGCAGGCGCTGAACGACTTTGGCCAGGGATTTGGTCTACCACGTTGGTGCCGTATTTTTTAAGTGTAGGGCTGTCAAACAAAGATTTACTACCTGGCCCAGCAAACCAAGCGTCTTCTGCACCTTCAAGCGTCTTACTCTTTTCACGCCAGTTAGCGTAGAAGTTGCGTTGTTCAACGTCGCGCTGAAGTTGTGCTTTGGCTACGTTAAGCACAAATTTGTTAGCTTCTTTGGTGTTGCCCAATTGAGCGCCGGTCGCAGTGATACGCTGGGCATCTGATTCTGTCTGCGGGCCTTTTTGTTCCAACTGGCGTTGCAACACCGCAGCGTTTGCGTTAGCCAAAAATGTTTGCGCGTCAGTAGCGTAGTTTGCTGCATCTTTAACGCCAAGCGCGGCCAATACTTTAGCTCCGGCGGCAACAGTTTCAGTTGCAAACCCAGTGTCAAAACCTTTATCTAGGATTGCAAGGTTGCTTTCAATTGCAGGCAATGAACGCGCGGCAACTGATGCTTGCATTTTTACATTTTCAAAGTCTTTAACCAAAAGTTTTCCGTAATCCTGCGCCTCTGCTTTTTCTTGCACGTTAGAAATATTTGCCGCGCCAGCACTAGCAATTTGTTTCTTTTGTTCAAACACATTGGCAGGCAACGGCACATCGGCGTATGTACCCACAGATACAGGCTTACCACCAAGACCAGGTGTTTGGAACATTTGCGTTTGACCGCCTTGGTTAACAGTAGTAGTACTTGGCTTGTTCAACTCCATGAACTTTTCAGTGCCAAGTTTAGAGCCGTTAATTAAATCAGCAAAGGCTTGCGGGCCTTTAGCAACTGCGGCTTCAATTTGAGCGCGCGATTGGTCTACGTTTACGCCTCGCGCTTTTAGCGCAGGGCCAATTATTGGGTCTGCATGATTGGCTTCATGCCATTGCAAATATTTTGCGGGCGCGCTTGGGTCGGCAGGATCAAGCGTGTCTAAAAATTGACGCGATTGTTTTAGCTTTGCGTCAAGCAATTCAGATTGACTTTTAGCTAAAGCAACAGGCTGCGCGGTTACTTTACCTTGCACTTCTTGAAGCAACGCCGCTTCTTTGTCTAGTTCAGTCAGCGATTTTTCAATTCCAGGTAATTTAGAGCCAAAGCCACCTCTAGCCAAAGATTCACGAAGCAAGTTACGGTCTATCTTTCCTGTTTTAGGATCATATGATTTTGCGTATGCTTCGTTTAAAGCATTTACCGACTCTTGCTCTCGTTGAGCAGTTGCCAATTGGTATTGCGCTAACGCATTTTGGTTTTGCGCGTTTTGAATGTTTGAAAATTGACCAAACCGTGCTACTGGATCGGTTATTTGAATTGGCTGAACACCAAGGGAAATTCTAGGATCAATAGGCATAATTAAATCCTTAAGTTAAGTAGGGCGGCCAGCTGAGTCATACAACGGAATCCCCTTGCCGCCTCCTAGCGCGCTCAAATAATTTTGTCCTTGGCTGTAATTCAAGTATGTATTCAAACCGCCCGTTAAAGCGTTTGCGCTGCCGACATACCCTGATGCTCTTGCCGCCGCGCCGCTGCCAATAGCTTCACCGACATTTGAAGCCATTTGTTGCCCTGCTTGGCTAACTTGTTGGCCTGTACTTTGACCCATGCCTGCCAACGATTGCAAAGGTTGCAAACGAGCGGTACGCTCGGCCTGATAACGGTTAAAAGCGTTGGTGTATTCTTGGCTACCCATTTCTTGGCCGAATCGCGTAAGCGCCTTGCCAGTGCCGCCAGACAACAAACCGCCGCGCGCCGCAGCAGATCGTTCCAAGGCTTTTGTGCCTTCGCTCAATCGGAAAGCATATCCCGGATCGGCTTGAAACTTACCCATAGTAAACGGTTCGTATTTTGATGCGGAAACCAGTTCTGGTAACGCATTGACGCCTACGTCGTAGAAAGGTTTTTGACGTCTGACTGTGTCTTGGTATTGTTCGTATTGCAAGTCCGCAGCGCGGTCAGACGCGCCCGCCATTGCGCTAGCAGACCTATTTGCGGCGCTTGCGCCTATGAGTGAACTGCCTACTACAGCTCCTGCGACCCAAAAAGTCATGTTAGCTCCTTAACTTTTACTTGGTTGCCGATGCCATACATACTGTTAGGCTCATCTTCAACAAGTTCTTCTTCTGCTGCTTCTACATCTGTAGATTCAGTTCTGTGAAACGTCATGCACAGCGCATCTGTCTCCGCGTACACCGCGCGTTTGGTGCCAGGTTTACTGCAAAGCAAATGCGGCCCTGTTACAAGTTGCACCCCGTCGTCGGTAGTGATTGCTACTGTGCCCGACACTATCAAATAAAAATGTTCTTTTTTGTGAACCTTACCAACCACCAAAACGCCAGCAGGGCGAAAAACTTTACGACAGTACATACCGCCGTGGAACACATGTTCAGTTTCAGGTTGGTAAGGCTCAAAAGCCATCAAAGCATCTTGCAACGCTTGGACTTTACCCCGCATTAAATCAGAAGCTATTACATCGTTCACGATACTTCCCTTCCGCTGACGCGCATGTTGATGGCGCTGGCTGTGCCTGCAATTGTCGAGATAAACCCGCCGGATGGCAAGATGTGGCCAACAAGCTCAGGAAAAATGTACGTTTCAGACGCGGCCAAGGATTTGGCCTTGACGATCAAATTGTCGTTGCTAGCGGTGCCGGTGGCGGTGATCAAGTTAACGCTGATGGTGGCCGATGAACCGCTGTAGTTGGTGGCTGTGAACTTGTCAATGATTGTCGTCACGCCATTGGCAGTGTATTGCGTCGTCTGAGTCGCCTCAACGGTTTTGGCTGGAACTAGATTTTTGGCGGTTACAGTCATTGAAGCACCTTTTACAAAACAACCCAGCGGGAACCTGACGAAACTGTCACTGTCTGACCGCTAGCAATGGTGATCGGCCCAGCCGACATGCCTGAATTTCCAGTGGCTATAGTGTAACTCGTTGAAACGGTTTTGCTGTTGACGTAAATTCCGTTGCCCGCGTTAAATTGTTGGGCCAAGAATTCGCCTGTAGAAGGTTTGTACAGCAACTTGGCGTTGCTGGTGTAAATTGTGGTCGGGGTGCCTGTTATGGCATCGGCAAACAGCGGGTAGACGTTGGTGGCCGTGGCGGTGTCATTACTAAGCGCCGCGCCTGATATTACCGTGGCCCATGTACCGTCCCCCCGCCAATAGGTCGTGGCCGACGCGCTGGTGCCGCTGTTCAGATTGGTGACCGGTAGATTGCCAGTGACTTGAGATGCCAAATCCACGTTACTCAGTGTGCCACCCAACGTGATCGTGCCAGAAGTCGTAATGGTGCCGCCGGTCAGGGTAATCCCGTTGACTGTTCCCGCAGTAGCTACCGAAGTGACCGTACCTGTACCACCAGTAGATACAGAAGGCGGCGCAAGTTGCAAATCATCCAAAGATGTCTGGTTATTGCCGCCGCCGGTCAAATTGAACAGGTTTAAAAAGAACCGGTACCACTCACGCGACATCAACCCCGTGCGAGGGTCAATAAACTCGACCCGCGACGAAGGTAGGTTCGTTATATTGAGTTGTTCAGGCATTGGTCGGGCTCAGAATCAATTCAGCGCCCATGACGGCGACCGATACAGGATCGGTGCCAGACACTTCATAGACCCTGTCCCGCAGCTTGAGCGTCATGCCCAATCGCCGCCAGAATACGCGCTGATAGTACGCGCCGATCTTGCCCATTGGTGCCCAATGCTCATTACTCCATGTGTGGCCACCATCGTCTGACCAGCGCAACATGACTTGCGGATCGTCGCCTTGGCCGGTAGCCAAACCAGTACCTGACTCGCAATCTAGTTGCAGGCTGTGGTGGGCAGTACGCTTGAGGTTGTTCTGGCCGCTAGGCAGCGCCCGCCATGAGCGCAGCCATTTTTGAGGCTCGTCATAGTCAGCGTAGACATTCAAGGTCATCTTGTAAATGGCACCAGTTTCATAATCGCCGACAATTGTGTTGCCACCAAAGTTGCACTGACAGTTTGACCGGTGACGGGTAAACACGCCATTGTCCCAGCCAGCACGTTCATGCCATGCTTGAGTGGCTACATCGAATACCCATGTGGCGTTGCCGGTGGGAAATGTCAGCACATAAAAGGCATGGCCCTCTTGCTGGTATGTGTATGCCACCGCGTCTGAAATGTCGCTGTACTGAGCAATTGCGTACTCAATAGCATGGGTGGACACCCGCTGGCCGGTGTAGCCATTGGCCCTGTAGACGATGCCTTGGCCACGGGCGTCAGTGCCTAGCCAGAACAGGCCGTTGTCGAGCTTGGCTACAGAAAACGCCGCCACGCAGCCAATCTCGTTAAAAGCACCTTGAATACGGGTCAGGGGAAAGTCAGCCAAACCTGCGTCATACCAGACTTCAATTGAGTCGGTGCCAAACATCCATGCTTCGCGGTGGTCTACATTGATTGCCACCAAACCGTCGGGCGAACCCTCGGTGCTGGCAAAATCCAGTGGATCGACGGACAGGCCGTCCAACAGGGATGTCACCCAGACTCTTTGGCTATCTGGCTCATTGAACACAAAATAGCCGTCCAAGTAGCCCACGGTCACCGCACCAGGGAAATCGGGGTCAGTGATTTGAGCAAATACGTTGGTGACTTCGTTGTAGATGTAACTGTCAGGATTGCAGGCAAAAAAGATTTGGGTACCGTTGTCAGCAATTGACACGGGGCCAGTGCCGGTCACAGTGCCCAACAGCGTAGGCACGGCGGTCATGCCCGTAACTTTATAGACTTCCAAACCTGACACAACATAAAAATCAGACCCATTGGTCTGGTGTGCCCAAAGCGCTCTGATTGGGCCTGTGCCAATCGTTTGCAAAAATTCAAGCCCAGGGCAGCGCGTCAAGAAAGCCGCTTCCTTGCCGCCGTCTGGCGTGGCCTCTGGGTACAGATTGACCATGCGATTGTCGGCAGCATTGACGCTGCGGGCAACGTAGCTTGCGCCAAGAATCGGGCTTTTCATCAATAATTACCGGCGTAAATGTTGAACCGCTGGCGTGACGCAACGATGGCGTAAGGCATCGACATGATGTCGTCAGGGTTGTTGATGCGCTTCAGGTTGCGTTTGCTGGTCATTGCAATGCGTTGCACTTGGGGGCTGGGCTCCACGCCAAACTCAGGCGCAAATTCCATCGCCAAGTTGTAGGTAAACGCCCGCAAATAGCCAGGCGGAAACAAGATTTGAGTTACCAGTGTGGCAGGCTGATCTAGCTCTTGCACACTGATAAAGTGCCATTCCAAGTCCCGTGTGGGCTGGGGATAGACCGTCATCTGAATGTTGGGGTATTCCATATTGATCCACATGACCTGTGGATAAGTGGAAGTCACGGTTTTGACGGCAATGCCATCGTATTGTTGCTGATTGATAAACTTGATGCCATAAGACACGTTGGTGCCTGGGTCGCGGTAATACGTTGCATCATCCAACAAGATGGGCCGAATACCATCAAAACCGCCAGCAGCCGCGCCTGATGGGCCAAGATGACGTTGAATTTCGCCAGCAGGCCAAGTAAATGTTTGATCAATCGTATTGAAAACAGCTAACCGCTCAGTATTCCATGAGTCGATCATCTGGTTGAGCGCCATCAATGCGTCTTGGGATACGGACGCGGAAGGTGTTTCACCTTCAGCCAACACACCAAGCAATCGCAATGCTCTATTGATTTGATCGCCAGCAGTGTATGTGGCCATGTTTAAGCTCCTTGTTCGACCACCTCTGGTGGTCGGCTACGACGACGTTTGACTTCCAGTGGAGCCGCCTCAACAGGCGTGTCTAAAGTATATCGCACCCAGCCATTTTTTTCATCCGCAACAGCTTCCATTTCCATGGTTGCAACCTTGGCACCATGAACCGGATGAGACATGTAAATAACAGCCATAATTTAAGAACGGGGGCTTTTGGCCCCCGTTTGGTTTAGCTTGCGCCGTGGATGATGGAGAAGTTAATGATGACAGCTTCAGAGTATGAAGTAGCAGCAGTCAAATTTCGCAATGTGATTAAAGCAGAACCAGCAGCCAGATACGAAACATAGGTGGTGTAAGCACCAAGCGCGCTACCAGTAGTATTGCTAGAAACACACACAATGATTGTGTCATTGATGGAGATCAAGCTATTGGTCAAAATGAACGACACAGCAGTACCCGCAGACAAAGCTGCGTTGTTCATTGTGATACGGCCAGCAGACTTGTTCAGAGTTACCCCCGTGGACTTGTCTGTTGCCTGTGTCACAGTACCTTGTGCTGCTGATGAATAGCCAATTTCTTGGCTAGCGTAGCAGGTAGTGAATTCGGGGTCGCTATACGCAACGCCGCTTGCTTGTGTATTTGGCATGATTTTTCCTTTGAAAATAGGGGCCGAGGCCCCTATTTAGGTTTAGGCCATGCGATACATAGTCCACGCACCGTCGCCTGTTTTACGGGCGCGCCATGCAGCGGATGTCAGTGTCGCAGAAGTAACCGTACCAATCAAAGTCCAGCCAGTTCCCACTGCAATAGTGAGAGTGCCTGCGCCTGTATTGATAAAGTTAACTTCAAAAGAACTGTTATTTTTAGCGCTGGAAACCAGTGCCTCCAAATCAGTCACTGTAGGTAAAGTCAAAGAAGCGGATGATCCTGTGTACTGGATGATGCCGTTTGTCAATTCAGCAGGGGTCAAAGTGGCCGCTGCCGCTTTTGATGTAACTGCTGCCTGAACACCCAAATTAACTTCAGTCAGATTGCCGTCACCAATTTGGTAACCACCTGCGCCATTAGGTAATGTAGCCATGATTTATTCCTTCAAAAATTATTTAAATTAACCCCAGAGACGGCAAGCCATCTGTGGACGAATTGTGCTGTAGCCATACAGAACGTCAATACGGCAAGGCATACGGTCGTTGTTGATGTCGTACTGACGAACAACGCGCAAGCTGATACCGTTATGAACTGCGCGAGCAGCCATATCGACACCTTGAGGCAGCAACAAGTCGGCGGTCGCAAAAGTGATCGCGTCTTTGTGGTAGATCAAGTTCTGAGGATACTGAGTGCTGGCCGTACCGACAAACACGACAGCTTTGCTGTTAGCAGGCAAAGCAAGCATGGTAGCCAAAGCATGGTTAGCTGAGTACATAGGAGCCACGGTCACGGTAGCAGTTGTGGTGGCGGTTGTTGATGCCAGAACCACAAACTGGAACAGCGAACCTGTGGATTCACGGGTTTGTGGGTTCACAGCGTAGCAATCAGCAATTGTGAACACGTCACCAACAGCTAAAAGTTCACCAGAGCCGACAGTCAATGTCAGGGTAGCCGCACCTTCAGTTGTTACAGCAGCGCCGGTAGTATTGCCAGTAGCAGCGCGGGTGCCGGTGGTGTGTTGTTTGATTGACTGAGACATGTTGATCTCATCAAAGCCCAACACGCCAGTGCCCATCATGCCGTTCTTGAATTGCTTGCTGATAGTGTCTGTAGGATTAAACAGACCTTTCATGCCTTCAACCAAGCCAGCGTTTGCAGCAGGGTTAACTGTTGCATAGCGTGGAGACATTACAGCGGCGGCTTCGTTCAGTTTTTGTTGAGCTTGCAACAGAACCAAAGAAGTAGCTGGAGTGGTGCCTGGCGTACCAACAGAGTTACCAATGGTTTTGTACGCATTGGCAACGTCAGCATCAATGCTAGAAGCCAATTGGCTGATACGAGGCTTCAGAACACGTTCTGCAAAGTCGTCCAATTGCATGGTCAATTCAGCAGATGTGAAGTTCACGCCAATGTGCTTTTGTGAAGCAACAGACAGAGTGGTGTACTGTTCGTTGTCGTCCTGAACTTGCAGGGCGGCACCGTCAGTTACCAGCGCGCGGTCGGGTAAGCGGATACGCAGTGTGGAACCAATCTTGGCACCTTCAACAGCAAAGCTGTCGTCGTACTGACGGTTTACGTTACGGGTGAGCACCAAGTTGTTCTCGAGAATTTCGAGAGCTTTTCTGGTGATCATGTCGATCGTTAAGATACTATTAGACATGGAAAAAATCCTTCAAAAATTGTTTAGCGGTTTGCCTGTGCGTGCAACTTCTTCATCTGTCTTGCTCGTTCAGCTTCAATCCACTGCGAATCCGTCATGGTCTTGGTAGACCGTGGATCAGTAGTGTCATAGGCTGGGCCTCCAGAGGAGCGAGCAGTGACGGGCGAAATCGGTGCGGGCGCAGACGTGGTTCGTTTCACGGGAGGATCGTTGGCCATTTTGGCCTCAATTCTCCCAATTTCCTTAGCCTGCACGATAGGCGCAAGACGAGAGATTCGTTCCGCTTCCTTGGGGTTTGCTCCGAGGTAGTAAGCTACTTCAGGGCCAATATCCGAGGCGCGAATCGACTCAGCCATCACGTCAGTAATTGGAAGTTTTGGGTTGTATGCGACTTGTTCAAAGTCATCATATTTAGCCCGCGCTTCTTCTTCCTGTTCGTGATAAGCATCAAGAATTGCAGATTGCTGCCGTGCTTGTTCTCGCTGGGCAAGCAGTTGTTCAGCTTTCTGGTAGGCCAATGCGTCTGCATAGGCTTCAGTGCTTTCAAACTGATCGACTGACGGGATACTTGCTGGCGCTCTTAGCGTTTGCGTTTCCGCTTGGCGTTGAGTCTGCTCTCTTTCCCACTTACGTTGTTCTCTTGCAAGCCTTTTGCCGATTGCTGCATCAAGTTCTTCTTGGGTAAAAACCCGAGATTCTTTTGCTTCATCAGCGACTTCCGGCGCGTTTACATTTGTCTCAGGAGTGGCCGTCACTTCTGCTACGGGCGCGGAGTCTACTTCCGCTAAGGGTTGTTGGACTTCTTCAGTCATTTTTGAATCTCAATGATTCCCTGGTGATCCGCACCAGTACGGGTTTTCGCCATTATGCCGTCAATGCGGCAACTTTGGCTTGGAAATCTTTAACCCGAACATCAAGGCTGGCTTGATCAGCCGTCAGTTTGGCGGCTAACGCATCTAAGCGGGTTTGGTTTTCGCTTTGGCGACGTTCGCGGGTGTCAAAAGTATTTTCGCGTGTGGTCAACGCGGCGTCACGTTCTGCGCTAGAAATTTCAAACGCCTTAACTTGGTTGGCCAAATCAAGCTCGCGAGCAGCAAGCTCGTCGGTTTTAATTTTGGCTTTGTCGTTTTTGTCTTTGGCTGATGCCACCATTTCTGCAGCTTGAGTTTTGGCGGTTGCCAATTCTGCGGCAGCTTTGGCACGGTCAACCACTGCGTCTTGAGCAGCGGATAACGCACCTTGGCGTACAGCTAATTCATCCCTCAAAGCGGCCATAGTGGCCAAATCTACAGGCAACTGTTTGGTAAAATATTCAACGTAATTCAAGGCGGGAGTATCGTTAGAAATGTTCATTTTGGCCTCGTTATGAATAGTAAGTAATGTTTAACTTTGCGCTAGCGGCTTGTTCAATAAATTGAACTTGCGACAGATCGCCGTCGTATTGCAAAGTAACACCGGCTGCCAAAGGCATACCAACAGAAGCTGTAGGTGCCACGCCATCATCACGCCAACGCACAGCTTGGGTTTCGGGGGTAATGATTGCAATGCGGGGGGTGCCTGCCAAACCATTCAAATCTCTAGCTGGTACTGTTAATTTAGACGCCGAACTAAGACTTGTGATCTGCTGGTACCCCATCGTAGAGGTAATTGCTTTGAGGTTAATAGCCATTCAAAATCTCCTTCTTTCGGTAAATGACCGAAGTTTAACCAACAATTGATCTGTGTTAATTGTTACTGAACCATAGGTGATAACGGCATTTTGACCTGTTACGCTGTACGTTCCAAAATCACCTAGTAAAAATCTGCCTTTGGAAAGTGTAGCAGATTGTCCAGTTATGGTATAGACACCGTAAGCCCCCGATAAAGCCTTTGAGCGTAGCAAGGTGGCAGACTGACCAGTTACTGTGTATGAGCCATTGTTTGCCGCTATGGTGTAACCGCCGCCAGGTGGTGCTGTGAATATCCATCCTGAGTTACTGCCGCCATTTGTGGAGTTAGCCCCTGCGTACCATCCTGCCCCGCCAGTAGCTGTAGATTGACTGATAGACAAGAAGTCTGCGCTTACAGTACCGCTTGCCTT